GCTATATCTTCACTTATAGAACGTACACATGAATAAAATGTGCTTACCTTTAAAGCTGATTCAGATGATACTGTTACATTGGCAAGGTTTGCCCCACCAAAAAAGGAAAAATTATTCCCAACAGGAACCATTGTCGGGATGAATGCCCTTTTGTTTATTCCGAAAATACGCTGTAAAATATTTTGTTTTTCCATTTACTTAACAAATTTTAATTTAATTTGTCATGTAAGTGGTTAATTTTAGTTAACAAAATTTAATCTCTATAAATTTGGTAGTATCTAGACTTGCAAACCCTAAACGCTTCATAAGATGAATACCTAGGTTTACATGGTATATTATACTGTTTTTGTAATTCTGTTAATTCATCTTCTAGCTTATCCCAAGCCTGTAGCTGTGATTCGCTTTCTAAACATAGCGTAAAGTGGCGCATGAAGTAACCGCGTAAAGTTAATATTGATTCCATTTTTGTTTTAAGTTTTAATATGCGAAAAAAGGTTCTTCTTGTTCTGGTTGAAAGTTAGCTTTGATATATCCACCCAATGCCATGATAGTTGAAACAGGACCATCCACTTTTTCAGTAGACTTCTTTTTATCAATCTTAACATTATCATTTGAGTCGGTTGATAGTTGTACGTTTCTAAGCATCCATGCCATACACGGGTTACCATTATGCACTAACTTACTTTCGAGTATCTTTTTTTCAAACTCTTTAGTAGGAAAACTCATACTTGCAAATGATTGAGAATAAGAATCCATATTTATACCCTCATTTATTAACTCATTAACCAAATAAGAGGCGTTCCATTTGTCAAAACTTACCATTTTCAAATTCACATTCTTTGATAAATCTAAAATAAACTTCTTAATGTAATTGTAATCGGTTGCTTTTCCTGCGCCCCCATCAGTTAAAACCATCCACCCTAATTTGCCCCAATCTAAATACGGGACTTTGTCATCCTTTTGCCTACGATTAGCCGTATCTTTTGGACTGAAAAATACATTAATCAAACAATCTGAATCGTTTATAGCGTCAGGAAAATATAAACTGAGGCTATTTATATCCGCTGTGCTTGCCAAATCCAAACCTGCATAACAATCCAATCCTTTTAAATCTTCTAGTGTAAAATCTCTTTGGCATTCATTCCAGCGTTCCTCACTTATCCAAGTATCAACACTATCAACCCAAACATTCATATTCTTTGTTAAAAATGCGCCTCGTTTACTTCCTCTGTTCTGAGCGTCTAAACATTGTTGTTTTAAAAAATCTTCTTTTACTGATACATTTAAATTAGGATTTGACTTTAACCATAAACTGCTATCAGTCCAATCGTCACCATCGTCTAAAGTATAGATTATTCCAAATAAACTTTCATCAGTCCTATGGCCTTGCAATACCTCAATCATGTTGGAACGGAAATCGTAACAAGGCTTTGTTCTGTCAAATCCTGCAGTCGTTATAATTATAAGTAATGGTTCACGCCTCGCACCCATACCGCTCTCAATTACGTTGACAAGTCCATCCGTTGAATGCTCATGGTACTCGTCTATAATTCCCATGCTTGGGTCGAATCCATCCTGTGTATCACTATCCCTACCTAGTGGTCGCATAAAGGAAGCGGTATCTTCGTAAATAATTCTAGAGTAACCCTCTTTTGATTTACGGAATAGAAACTGATCGCTTAGTTCTGGAGTTGATTTAATTATTTGCGCTGCATCGTTAATAACAATTTTAGCCTGTTCTTCTTTGGTTGCAGCTGAATAAACTTGTGAACCCTTTTCCCCATCAATGTATAAAACCGCTAAAGCAATACAGGCCGCTAGGGTTGTATTATGGGTTGGTATAAAGTGTTTACCAGCTAAAAACAAATGACTGCTATTATCAACTGAAATGCACTTTACATTGCGCTTCCCGACAGGCTTTATATTGACGATAGACCTCCATAAAGACCTTTTAGCAAGTTTTGTTTTTTGCCTTACCCGCTTTCTTTCAATTTTAAAAACATCCGTATCAGAAAAAAAACAAACATGGTGGGCCAGTGTTTCTACTCCGTTTTGGCACTTAGCCATCTTTGAAAGATAAGTTGCTTTATAACCCAATGATAATACTAACTCAAAAACGTCATCTACCAGTTTTTTATTTGTACCTGTATATTTACATTGCCCATCTTTACTTATCGTTCCGTCAGTATCCATTAACCCCTTTAATAATTCAATTCTTTGCTCAACTGACGATTGCAAGTAGTCTGTTGGTATGTGTTTATTTTTAAGTAAATTATAATGCCTTAAATGTGGCTTTATTTCGTTTCTTTTGCCTAATTTATATGAGCCACACCTATGGTCTTTGGTTTTGTTTTCACCTACTAAATACCCACAATTCCTAATCTCTTCAATTATTGATTTATCTTGTTCACCTATAAACAGGTTTGACCCTTCGCTGCTACCATCCCCAAGCCAAAAACCTAAAACATAGGGGTGTATCAATAATTCTTTTTTATTATACTGGACAGCTTTTGTGGTTTTAATAAATAACTTCCTTTCTTGGCTAGCCCCAACTTTGTAGTGATTTAAAAGATATAAAGTATCTACAACTTTAGCATTACTCCTTTTGTTTCTAATTTCCCAAAGGTGGTCTGAGCTTGCTATTATTTTTTCTCCACACTGCAACTCAATTTCATAACTATCTTTATACATCAAATCTGAAACGTGGTTTATCATGGTTGGCCTTCCATCATCCCCAAAAACATAGTCACCTACTTTTAAATCACCCATAGTCACCCACCCGTTCGGTGTTGGTATTGGCGTTGAAATATCCAGTGCCTTCGCATTTTTACGCCCCATTTCAATATAGGCTTTCTTAAACCTACGTATGTTTGTGTCCTTATTCTTCCATCCTAACAATACCTGGACTATAAATATTTGCCATCCTTCAAGTTTTAAAGGTTTGCCAGCCCATTCGCCTTTCCATAAATAAAGCAATTCTATAAAATCACTATACCTTTTGGCATCTTCCTCACTAAAATAGTAGTTAAAATCTTTTGTTTTAGCCTTTTCTAAGTCATTTAAGTGACGTTTACAAGCTAATATAACCCAATTGCAGGCCAATATATCACCATTTACAACTGCTATTGCATAATCCTTTGAGCGCATCTAGCTTGTTTTTTTAAGATTTTGGAATGTTCCTTTTTTTTCTAATGGTTGAACAGCTATTCGAGTTCGTGCTACTGGTGTCATTCCAAACTTACTACCTAGGTCCGTTGAGATTTTTAAATAGTTGAAAGCCACCCCACATAGTGGATTCGTATAGTGAACGCCTGAGTTCTCATTTACAAGTACATGGTCCTCGCCTATCTGCTCAGTTATTTTTTTATACATTCCTGTTGCATGACAGTATTGTGTAAAGCTGTGGACATCGTTATGAGTTAACAACCCAAGTGTAATAGTGCTATCAATTAAGAAGTTCCAAACCTCCATGCAGTCCTTATTTAGTTTAAAAGTAGGCTTATATTCTGCATCAATAGCAGGCTTAGGTTCGTTTAATCCTCTTACTTCTGGCCGATCCGTGCCATGCAAAACGTGCAAAGCGGTTGGTTTTTTTTGACCTCTCATTATTTATATTTTATTTAATAGTTTTTAAACTCAAAAGTTTACATACACAAATGTTGATGAACCAGCGGTTACTAGCATGGTTCAAATATACCAAAATAAACCCCATATAGGGCTATTTAAGCTACTTAGTTTCTTTGTTAATGTCATTTGTTATCGCTTCGGCTATCTGTTGCTCTATACCCTTTGATAGTTCAACTGATAAACAAGGTACGTGTTTGCTTTCTTTGGTTATGTTGTTACAGATTTGATTATCATGTTTAAAGCATGGGCTAAATTTACATTCGTTAACTATATTAATACTTGTTGTATGTGTGTAGTATTTAGTTCTACTATCTGTAGTGAATGATGAATAGATGCCTAATGCTGGCCGTTTAATGCCCTCTCTAAAGTGTATTGCTGAAGTATCAACACTTATAACATATTTTGCTTTGTCTAAGTTGTTAAGGTATTCTTCAAAGGTCCATGACTGTTCATCAGCCATAACAACGTGTTCAAAGTATTTAGATGCTATCTTCTTTAACATATCCCTATCAGCTGAGCGGTTAATGTTAGATGCACTAGGCACTACTATACAACAGTCTGATATGTTCTGTGATAATGACTTAAGCTGTGGCCGTCCGTATTCTTCTTCAAATGGTTGTGATATACTTTCGTTTAGTATCTCATACCAATTACGTTGACTGCCCTGCTCTATACGTTCATCTCCTATCATTTGGCCGTACTTCTTACACTCCCTTTCAATGGTGTTTGGGTAGTTGATTATAAACAAAGGTTCGTTAAATGATTTGAATGTACACTTATCTTCAAAGTAATTGTTAAGGGGTTTGTATTTATCCTGAGTAAGTATGATAGTATTATCTGCTATGTTAGTTAATGAAGATAAAGCTATTATGTCACCAATGCCACCACTCCTTACAAGTAAAAGGTTGTATTGATTAGTGTATTTAGGTATTAATGTATACGGGTGAATTGTTACGGGTGCATTAAATTCGGCTGCTTTTATTGCATTAGGTTTGTCAATCCAATATACACCACCCTTTACGAATGAGCCAAAGGCTTTGTTTACGTGCATTAAGTAGTAGTTCATTTGTATGCTTGTTTATTCTTTTTACCGTGACAGCTAGCGCATAACGTCTGTAAGTTATTCGAATCGGTTGCATGGCCACCCTTATTAATCTCTACAATATGATCTACTACTCCACCCTTTGAGCAATCAACTACTAAGCCATTTGCTTTACATTTAACACATAAAGGATTAGACTGTATATGCTTTGCTCTTAACTTACGCCATGTAGTTGAGTGATAAAATTTACCACCCCTTAGACTCCATTGTTTATCTTTAGCAATCCAAGGTAGGCCACTCATAGTTAAATAACTTCAAAATGATTAACAGCTTTGGCCCTAACCGACTCCATCCCACCCATAGCAGTAATAGTTGATTGACGCAACATAAATGTGACTGCTTGCTTTTTATCTTCCTTAGGCTTTGCCCCTCTTTTTTTGCCTTGTTTTAATTCCATGCTTCAAATATAATTACTAAATTTTATTTAATTATAACAAGTTAGCAACATTTTTACTGCTAATTATCAAACAGTTACATATAGAATTAAAATAATACTTGACTTATATATATATATATTTATATATTCGTACCATAATTAACAACTAAAATAAAAAACATTATGACAATACGACCAACAATTGGGCGACCTATTATTAAACCTAACAGAAAGCCCTCAACTGTACTTATTAATACAGACTTACCCGACCGACTACAAAGGCTTCAATTAAAACGAGGCGAAGGTAGCGTATCTGACCTTATTAACGAGGCTATTTTAGCTTTAATCAAAAAGGAGGGCGTTTAATATGAAAAACTTAGAAATAATTGACTACACTACACACGAAAGTAATTACGAAGTAGACTACACCCATAACGGAGTATTGTTAACCGATGTGATAGAGTTTGATGCCTTAGTTGAGTTTGTGCTATACGAAGGCTTAAACGAGGGTTGGAACGATACAGAGGAGGGCGGTGAGCATATTCAACAGCATTGGCAAGTAGGTGCTGTGCAATGGATTGAAGAAAACACCAGTAAAGCATTGCAACTATTTTTAGAAAAAGAAACCAAATCTTTTCCGTTACCTCTTAT